ATTGCCGATATGAAGATATCGGATATGAGCGCCAATTCACCAGTTGGCACAACCCTGGCTTTGTTGGAGCGGCAGCTTAAAACAATGAGCGCCGTACAAGCCCGAGTGCATGCTGCCATGAAGCAGGAATTCAAACTGCTCAAGGAAATCATTCGGGAGAACATGCCGTCTAAGTACGACTATGTTCCTGAAGGGGCAGATCCTTTTGCCAAGAGAGAAGACTACGACATTGTTGAAGTTATTCCGGTGTCTGATCCTAATAGCGCAACGATGGCGCAGCGGATCATGCAGTATCAAGCCGTCATGCAGATGGCGCAGCAAGCCCCGCAGATTTATGACTTGCCTGAACTGCATCGTCAAATGATTGAAGTGCTCGGTGTGAAGAACGCCAACAAGCTTGTTCCGATTGATGACGATATGAAGCCGCGGGATCCTGTATCTGAGAACATGGCCTTCCTCAGTGGCAAACCCACGAAGGCGTTCATCTATCAGGATCACGATGCACATATTGCTGTGCATACATCCATGATGCAAGACCCGCTGCTCATGGCGCAGATTGGCCAGAACCCGCAAGCACAGAAGATGATGGCCGAGATTCAAGCGCACATTGCGGAGCATTTGGCATTTGCGTATCGCAAGAAGATTGAAGAAGCGTTGGGTGTGCCGCTGCCTAAGCCCAATGAAGATCTTCCTGAAGATGTGGAAGTTGAACTTTCCAGGCTGGTTGCTCAAGCAGCTGGTCAGGTGTTGGCGCAAGATAAAGCGCAAGCACAACAGATGCAGGCACAACAGGCCGCACAAGATCCTATGGTTCAGTTGCAGCAAGCAGAACTGCAGATCCGTTCGCAAGAAGCACAAACCAAGGCTATGAAGGTGCAAGGAGATCTGGCTGCAAAACAGGCAGAGATCCAACTCAAAGCACAGGAGTTGGCGTCACGGCAAGGTGGCAATCCGGAGCTAGAAGCTCAGAAGGCCATCATGCAGATGAGGATGTCAGAGGACGAGCATGCTATGAAGATGCGTCAATCTCAGCAAGAGCATGATCTAAAGATTGAGCAGCAAATGCAAATGGCTGCTATCAAAGCTCGTCAAACTCTGATGAATTCAATGGCTAAATCGACTGCGAATACGTCGAATAAAGAAGGAGATAAATGAACCCACAGTTTTTAGATATCCTTAATAAAAAAATTGAGGAACTTAAAACAGGTCATGTCGAAGCTTTGGCAGGAGGCACAGTTAAAGACTATGCCGAATACCGAGAGTTGTGCGGAGTAATCCGAGGTCTGCAGACCGCACAGCGTGAACTTGCTGACCTCGTGCGTAGAGTGAAAGAAATCGACAATGACGACTGATATCCTTATTGGGCAAACTCTGGATCCGAAAGGTCCGGTGTCAACCCTACCAAGCTCTCCGGAGCAAAAGGCCAAGCAATTGCCTGAGCCTTCCACGTTTCATCTTCTGTGCGTTCTCCCAGAAATTGAAGACACATTTGACAGCGGAATCGTCAAATCGAGTCAGACAGTTCATTACGAAGAGGTGCTGTCGCCAGTTCTCTTTGTAGTAAAGATGGGGCCAGACGCATACAAAGATGAAAAGCGTTTCCCCAGTGGGCCTAGCTGCAAAGTTGGGGATTTCATATTGGTTCGTCCTAATACAGGAACTCGAATCAAGATCCACGGCAAAGAATTCCGCATCATTAATGATGATTCGGTTGAAGGTGTCGTTGAAGATCCCCGCGGGATTACTCGCATGTAACGGAGTAAGGCTATGGCAGAATTTGAAAAGGTTGAATTTGAGTTTCCACACGAGAAAGATGAAAAACCTTCTCGTGAAGGGAGCAAAGTTGTTGAGACTGATCAGGAAAACCCTAATGAGTCGCAAGAAAACAACATCGAAATCATCGATGACACCCCTCCAGAGGACAGAAATCGCACCCCGATGACCTCTCCTCCCAAGGAGATGACCGATGATGAGCTAGAAAAGTACGACGAAAGCGTTAAAGCTCGTATTCGGCACTTCACAAAGGGGTATCACGAGGAGCGTCGAAGGGCTGAAGAGGCTATTCGAGAGCGTGAAGCGGCTATTGAAGCTGCACAAAAGCTTGTTGAAGAGAATAAACGGCTAAAAGGCTCTGTAAATCAGAACCAGCAAGCCCTTATTGAGCAGGCAAAGAAGGTAGTTACCAATGAATTGGAGGCTGCAAAGCGGGCTTATAAGGAAGCTTATGAGTCTGGAGATGCAGAAGCTCTAGTTACTGCTCAAGAAAACTTCACTGCGGTCAAAATCAAGGCCGACAAACTAGCAAACTTCAAACCGGCCCCTATTCCAGAGGAAAAAGAGGTTGAAATTCCTGTTTCTGCCCCTGCACAAGCACAAAAGCTTGATGAAAGAACAGAAAAGTGGAAGAATGATAACGGTTGGTTTGGTAGAGACAGGCGTATGACTAGTTATGCGCTGGCTCTGCATCAGGAGATTGTCGAAGATGAGCGTATTATTCCATCTAGCGACAGATACTATGAACGAATTGATGAGGAAATGCGAAAGCGGTTTCCTGAAAAATTCGACGAACCAAAGCCGGATGCGCCCCCTCCGGCAAAGAGTAGTAATGTTGTAGCACCAGCGACTAGAAACACTGCATCCAAGAAAATCGTGTTGTCAAAATCGCAGGTAAACATCGCCAAACGGCTGGGCCTCTCTCTTGAGGACTATGCTCGTGAGGTTGCGCGTACAAGAGCAGGAGAGTGATATGAGTGAACAAGTCCGAATCAAACGTGAAGCAGAAACTCGTGAGGCTGCGGCCCGCCCCAAGATGTGGAAGCCTTCCCAATTGCTGCCTGAGGTTAAAGAAGAGCCTGGATGGCGGTTTCGCTGGGTAAGGGTGCATTCGCGTGGTCAAGACGACCCGACTAATATCACTGCAAAACTGCAAGAAGGTTGGGAACCTGTTAAAGCATCGGAGCATCCAGAGGTTCAACTTTTCAAACGAGGCAATGAGCGTTTCCCAGACTCGATTGAAATTGGTGGACTGTTGCTTTGCAAAACCCCAGTTGAATTTGTCGAACAACGAAATGCGTACTATCAGCAACAAGCTGATTCGCAGATGAATTCAGTAGACAACAACTTTATGCGCGAGAGTGATTCGCGGATGCCGCTTTACAAAGAGCGAAAATCCACGGTTACTTTTGGAAAAGGGTTTTAACTTTTTTTGGAGTCACAAATGGCATATCCCACTGTTGACGCCGCATACGGTTTCAAGCCTATTAACGAACTTAATGGCCTACCGTACGCAGGCGCTACGCGCCAGATTCCGATTCAGCGGAGCTATTCCACCGGTCTTTTCAACGGTGATCTAGTTAAGTTTGAAGCGGGTCTGATTGAACTGACCGACATGACCGTTTCCAGCACTTCTGGCCTTGGCCAAGCTGGTGTGTTTGTTGGCTGTTCTTACACCAACCCCTCGACCGGCCAGAAGCTGTTCGCTCAGTATTACCCCGCTAGTACTGCTGCAAACGACATTACGGCCTATGTGGTGGATGACGACCGTGCTGTGTTCAAAGCAGTTATGATCGCTCAAGCCAGCGCAGGTGCATCTAATAGCGCAACTGCTGTTGGTTACGCCTCGCAAGCCTTTGTCGGCACCAACCTGTTCCCGGTTACGGGCACGGCTGGTAGCACTGCAACGGGCAATAGCGCTATGGGTGTTTCTGGCGGCGCTCCCTCGAACGGTTCTGGCAACACCCGTGTGTTGACCACTGCTCCGTTCCGTGTGGTTGGCGTTGTTCCTGAGACTGCTGTGACGCTGACTGGCTCGGGCACCTGCTCGACCACCACCATCACTCTTGCCGCCGCTGTTACGGGCCTCCAGGCCGGTATGCAATTTATCGTCCCTGGCGTTACTAATGCTAATCCGGGTGACTATAACTTGGTTACCAACGTCAACGGCACTACTGTAACCATTAGTCGTTCTGTGACTATCGCTGCAGCCACCACCATGACCTTCGTGGGTTTCCCCGAAGTGCTGGTTAAGTGGAATCAGGGCTACCACAGCTATGACAATCCGCTGGCAACTGGCCTGTAAGGAGTATTCAAAATGGCTATTTCTCGTGCCCAACTACTGAAAGAACTCCTGCCGGGTCTTAACGCCCTCTTTGGTCTGGAGTACAAGCGTTATGGCGAAGAGCACAAGGAAATCTACGAAACCGAGACTTCCGAGCGTTCTTTTGAAGAGGAAACCAAGCT